AGCACCACAGGTTTCGGTACGCCGTTTATGCTTGACGATGCCTTTTATGGCGTTTTAGACACAGCAGGGCGCGGCACCTTAGGTGGCATTACCTTTGTTGATTTAACAAGTCTTGTGGAGAATGTCAGCATCACTCGTGGCCGTTCACGCCAGTTAGACCAGTTCAATGCCGGCACAGCTGTTATTGCTTTTGACAACGCCAGCCAAGTGCTTAACCCGAGCAACACTGCCAGCCCTTACTACCCGTTCGTACTGCCTAGATGCCCGGTGCAAATCTTTGCTAATGGCATACCCATTTATACGGGCGTAATTACTGACTGGAACCTTGACTACGACATAAGTAATCAAGACATGATGTATGCGTCATGCTCTGACAACTTCACAGTGCTTGCCAACCAATCGCTCAACGCTTTTACACCATCAGCGCAAGCCACTGGTGCACGTATAAACACTGTGCTAGACCTTGCCGAAATTAACTACCAAGGCGCTCGAGCCATTGACGCTGGCAGTTCTACTTTGGGTGCTTTTGCTGTTTCTCAGGACACAAACTGCCTTAACTATTTGCAGCTCATTAACACCAGCGAGCAGGGCTATTTGTTTATGTCTGCCAACGGCACCCTTACCTTTAAGGGCAGGTCTAGTGTTCTCAACCCAGTGGCTGGCGCTACTTTTAACACCAACGGCACAGGCATTAGGTACCAGTCACTTATTAACCAATTTGGCGATGAGTTGCTTTATAACTACATAACAACAAAATCTGACGCTGGGGCCATACAGACAACCAGCAATGCAGCCAGCATTGCTCTCTATCAAGCTCAGCAGTATTCGCTTACTAATCTGCTTAACAGCACCACTACAGAAGTGGCTGGCCTTGGCAACTATCTGCTCGGCAAATACCAAAACCCGGTGCTGAGGTTTACAGGGCTATCTACTGAAATGTCAGCGCTATCGGCTACAGATCAGAATATTGTGCTGAACCTTGATATGACCAGTATTGCCACAGTGGTTAAAAACTTCGTAATAGGCACCCCAGCAACGGAAACACAAACCCTGATTGTGTCCGGCATTGCCCATAACATCACACCTGGCAGCCATATTGTTTCGTACACTTTCGAGAGTACAGACGGCAACCAATACCTAACCCTTGACGATGCAATCTTCGGAACGCTTGACAATAACCTTTTAAGTTTCTAAAGGAGACACAACATGACAACACCCCCAGACTTTGTAGCTGGTCAGATTCTCACAGCGGCCCAGATGTCGGCCGTGGGTACGTGGCTGGTTAAGACTCAAGTAGTCGGCAGTGGCGTTAGTTCCGTAGCCGTGACAGGCGCGTTTAGCGCGGATTACGACAACTACCTGATCACATACAGCAACGGCTCTGCCTCAGCAGATACGCATATCAGCATGATTCTCGGAGCGACTACCTCTGGTTATTACTCAGCAATCAGCGGAAACACTTGGAGCAACTCAGCATCTAACAGCGGTGGGACTGGTCAGTCAAACTTCACATACGCATTTAGCGGATTCGCCACTTATGGCGTCAATGGAGCGGTCCTTGTGCAGTCGCCATTCTTGGCTAAGTACACCCTTATGACTTCGCACTTTGTGGCGTCGTTCGGCTCGTACGCATCAAGCGGAATGCTGCAAAACACCACCTCATATACAGGCTTCACATTGACGCCAAACTCAGGAACACTCACAGGCGGAACAATTCGCATTTACGGATACAGGTTGTAATCATGTCAAGACCAAACATTCAAATCGACGACGAAGTACGCGAAATGACCAAGGCCGAACACGACGCCTTGATTGCATCGGGCTGGACAGAAGAAGCAAAAGCAGATGAAGTTACGGAATAGCCTGATTCTATTGGTCTTTTTGGGCTCGCTCACCGCTTGCGCTGATCGTGAACGCGTCAACTGCCCACGAACCAAAAACCAAATCGCAACCCGCACAACCGAATTCCCAATTCCAACAACCACCACCATCGCCCCAGAAGGACGTTGCTCATGAAATTCCGCGCAAGACTTTCCAACGAAGAAATCAAAGGACGACTAATCCTGATCGTCGGACTAACAATCTCCATAGCATTCGTCGGCACCGTGTTCGTACTTCTGTACGGACTTCTGTTTGTGACTCAACCTCTTGAGCAGGCACCGAACGACGCTGAAGCCTGGAAGATTCTGTCACCGCTGACCTTGACCATGAGTGGGGTATTGGCGGGGCTCCTCGCTTCGAACGGGCTGAAGGGAAATCAGAACGACAAGGACAAGACAAATGACTAATCGTGTCTATCCGTACTACCCATCGTGGGACGGCAAAGGGACACAACCCGTCACGGCAAAACTTGTTGAACTGTGCAAAGCACGTTGGGGAACTAAGTCCCTCGGCACATACGCCAACCGCCCAATGAGAAACAATGCCGGTCTTTCCGTTCATGCCACCGGATACGCAGCTGACATTCAATACAAAGACGAAGCACAAGCTCGTGAAATGTGGGACTGGTTCCTTGCCAACTCAAAAGCCCTTGGACTGTGCGAACTGCACTGGTACGCGTATGGCGAGTACGGCGCAGGATACCGATGCTCTCGAGGCGAAGGTAAGAAGGGCGTCAAGATCTACACAGCCACAGACAATGCAGGCTCGTACCAAGGCTCACCAAATTGGCTGCATATTGAACTAGCCAAGCAAACTCCGGAACACTTTGAGGAAGTATTCAGAGCGTTAAAATAGGACTCCCAGCCACTGTTTGAGCGGTGCTGGGGCTAGGTGGTGGAGAGTAGTTTGTTTCCATTGGCGAAATCCACCACCGACTTCTCAAATTGTGTATAGTCATTTCTAGCCACTCAAATGGCTCTAACCAAAGGAAACAAAATGTCACGAATGAAGGATTACCTCTTAGAGGATCTACCACTGTTCAGGGCTTCAGACCCCGAAACCTCACGCCAAGCCAGCCCAATCAGAGTGGGCACCCACCGCGCAATCCTGCTAGAGCAGTATTATTACGCAACTCTTGGCCTGACCGATGAAGAAGCAGGCGCTCGAGCCGCGCTGGCTGGTCACGAAATAAAGGGCTACTGGAAGCGCTGCAGCGACTTACGCACCATTGGACTAATCCAAGACTTAGGCATCCGTAGAGGGCTCCTGAGCGGTTCTCAGGGCATTGTGTGTGGGATAACGCAGTCTGGGCTTGACATGGTTAGGGGCTGGGCATGAAAACCTACACCCACGAACAAATGTTCATAGCCGTACTGTTCGGCTGGTGCCTCTCATGGGCATATTCCAAGGTCGCCAACCGCTACTGGAAACGCTGATGCTCCCTACATGGGGCTATATCGTCCTAAGGTCTAAGGACAAACTAACCATGGTGCAAGTATTCACAGACTTGTCCACAGGCCTGATTAAGTACACCCAAGTCTGCACACGTGCAGAATCTTGGCACTTATGGGGGCCGCCAACAGAAGTAGAGAGAGTTGATTAAGAAACTCATGGCACTATCGCTAATCCTCGCCCTATCCACACCAGCCCACGCAAGTGCAGCTGGTAACTCCCACGCCAAATACCAAGGCGTACTACCTGACGCTTACTACGATCAGTTAGCGCAGTGCGAAACTGGTGGCAACTGGCAACACTCCACAAAGTCCTACACAGGGGGACTTGGTATTCACCGCCAGACTTTTCGCACCTGGTCTAACTACAACTCAGCTAAAGGGCTTAGCCCCATCGAGCAAGTCAAGGTCGCTGATGCCATTGCCTTTAAGTCGCACATCGAGCGCTCAGGCCGTAAGGTGTGGCGCGTTGGGCCGTGGGGCTGGGGCTGTCTTAAAGGGCAAAAACACCTACAAAAGTTCATCTGCCAATCCCGTCACAAGGATGTGCAAAGATGGAAACGCAACTGCAAATAACAAAGGAAAAACAAATGGAAACATCAACAGGCGAACTAATCGCCAAACTAACAAACCTCAGCCATAACTTGGCGCTCGAACTACGCTTCAAAGACTCAAGCCTTGTACTTGAAGCTGTAGGTGCGCTTCATGCGCTACCGAACATTGCTGAGACAATCAGGCACGAATGGCACCCATCACTTAATGAGTCTGGCCCAGCAAAAGGCCTGAACTATCTCAGCACTGCAAAGTTGGTGGATGATGAATGATGACATTGTGACCCGACTACGGCTTTGGGCATCAGTGACAGAGGGCGACCATGTGATTGAAGAACTGCACAAAGCAGCCGATGAGATTGAACGCCTGCGGGGAGAACTAAAACGCCAATCATTACAGGCAAACATTATGCGTAATGTTGCGATGGTTCCGTATGGTAATTCCGCTGGGGTCATAGAAGAACTTATGGCAGACCGTGACCGCTGGGTAGAGATAGCACAACTTTGGGATGGTGCATACTCGGCACAAACTTACATACATGGGTTAGATGAAATTGAGACAGCAGACATGGCAAGAAAAGCACAAGCAAAGGCGGTGCGTGGTGAGTGAGTACACCCACAACGATGACGTGGCAGACATGATTCACGCCAAAGAGCAAGAAATCAAACTGCTCGAAGAGGCTTTGCTTCGCATCACGACAGAGTTAAATCGCATAACAAATGAGTACAGCCGTGGCCTTTGACCTTTCCGATTACGAACCAGTAGCCAGCAGGCTCGACCGTTTCCTTAAAGCCCACCCAGAGGCACGAGTCATTACAGATCTAGTGCATTACCTTGCTGATGTTTGCGTATTCAAATGCGAACTGTGGCTCGATGGTGAAATCATCGCCACAGGCTGGGCAGAAGAAATCCGTGGCCAAGGCAACGTGAACCGCACCAGTCATTTAGAGAACTGTGAAACAGGCGCTGTGGGTCGTGCCCTTGCCAATGCCGGACTGTCAGGCTCTGATTTCACTAAGCGCCCTAGTCGTGAGGAGATGGGCAAAGTGGTCAGGATGCAAGGCGATACCCAAATCACAGAGAACAGCAACCTTGCCTCAGAGAAGCAGCAGAACATGATTAGGGCTGTATGTAAGTCAATGGGTAAAGTGCCACCTGCTAATTTGCAGGCCATGACTAAGCGCGAAGCCAGTGCCTACATTGACAGCCTTAAAGCTGGCGAACAGCCAGCACCCACTTATGACAGCCCAGAGGAACCTTTTTAATGTTTTGGTTAATCATTTTGGGTTTTATTGCTTTAATAGCCGCTTTACTTGCGTTGGCTAACCAAGTTGAGTATTCACGGTCATGGCTACAAGCAATGTTGTTTATTCCAATCGTTTTGAGTATTTGGCTATTGTCTCTATTCGCTTACAATCGCGCTTTGGATTATCAAAAAGGCAAATGCGTCAAATGGTCTGTGGAAACTGGTTACAAAACAAAATACCGAAACATCGGCTATGGCGATTGGGAATGTTACGGGCTGACTCAAGGCAAATGGTTGCCTATTGAACGCATTAGAGGATTTGAGGACTGATGGAAGAAGAAATCTATATCGGTTCTAACAAATTGTGGGATGATTGGGTTGAAGCAAACCCAAATCTTGTAAATCTTGATATTAATCAATTTCTCATATATGCACCAATCAAGCCATATCCTTTTG